TAAAATGAGCGAGAAAATTCTAACAAAATACGAACACGGAAACACGAAGTATGGAGCGGATCAGGTCGAACAGTTTGTAAAGCTTCGGAAGGAAGGATTAACAGTTAAGCAGATTATTTCGCATATGTTTTTGGATACGAATGCGAAAGCATTGTCTAAATTCTTAGTAAGGAATGGGATTACGAAATGAGCACACTACAAAAACAATATACATCGAGCGCAAGTATCGAAGCAGAAATTACACGCACACAAAAGGCGATAGAAGAAGCTCAGTCTAATGACGAGCTTGCCGAACTAGATAACAAGCTCGAAGAGTTGCAACTAGATTTAATTGAGGCTTTGATTGATGAGGGAGAAAGAGAGTTTACAAATCAAGTTTTAATAGCAGGCTGAACTAATGCAGAAATCAATCCGAGGAATGAATAAGAATAAACCCCGTGCAATTATCAAACTAGCAGATCGTGGCGCTGTTTGCTTTTGGATGAATAGCCCAAAGGATTTGCGGAAGATTTATAAAAAGTTTTTTGCGTTGGCAGGGCGCCCGAATGACAAAAGTATTCAACGGTATATTGACAAGCATACAAGCCCTATTTATTTACTTGACAAAGCGATAGTAAACGGATAATTATTATAGATAAATATAATGAAGCATGACTGGGAGAAAATAAAAAGTGAATATCTGAAAGGCTCATCTAGAGAAGAGTTATGCGATAAACATAAAGTAAAATATAGCACTCTGAACAAAAGAATCACTAGGGACAAATGGAACGAAAAAAGGGACAAAATAGTATTAAAAGTGTCCCAAAAATTAGAGGAAAAAATCTCTGAATCAATCTCCGACTTGCAAGCCAAATTCGTAAAAAAGCAATTTGAATTTTTTAATGAAGTCTTTGACGATGAGATACAAAAATACAAAGCCTTAAAAAGTTCTCCAGATTATAGCTTGCCAACTAACGATTTAAAAGAAGCTGTTCGAATGGCAAGACAAGCGATAAATCTTTTTGATTCTAAGAATGAAACAACGGGCAACTTAAATATAGTAAACAAATATAAAGAACTTACAGCGGCTGAATTAGAAGCTGAATTGCTTAAACGTGGTCTACCAACTAGAATATTTGATAAATGACCTTAGATAATATTGAGCTTATAGAAGAGCTTGCAGCAAAGGAAGCGAAAGAAAACTTTTGGGTATATCGCCAATTTATTAATCCAAATCTAAAATTATCATGGTTCCAAAAAGAAATTGCTTATGCGCTCATGCAATTCTATCAAGATTACAAAGCAGGGAAAAGACCGAAATTAATTATAGAAGCGCCTCCGCAGCATGGTAAATCTGTGCAAGTAATCGAATTTATTTCTTGGCTTGCAGGTCATGACCCAAAGGCAAAAACAATCTACACGTCATTCTCTGAGCGTCTAGGGATAAGGGCAAATCTAAGACTGCAAAGAATATTTGATTCACCGAAATATAAACAAGTTTTTACTACACGATTAAATACTTCAAATGTAGTTGCCATAAGCGGGCAGTATTTACGCAATAGAGAAATTCTTGAGTATGTGGATAATGAGGGTTATTTTCGTAATACCACAATCCGAGGTTCGATTACTGGAGAATCTTTAGACATAGGAATAATTGATGACCCGTTAAAAGGGCGAGAAGAGGCGCAATCTGCAACTATCCGAGAAAAGACATGGGATTGGTTGACCGATGACTTTTTGACAAGATTCTCGGATGACGGGGCTTTATTAATTATCGGCACTCGTTGGCATATCGATGATCCAATTGGCAGGCTTAGGGACTTGCATAAAGACATTCAAGTGTTATCCTATAAAGCGATAGCAGAAGAGGACGAAAAAAATAGATCCAAAGGTGAGGCACTATTCCCAAGTCATAAAAGTATCGAATTTCTTCTTGAACGCAAAAAGCTAATGTCGTCTTTATCATGGGAATCACTATACCAAAGTAACCCAATCATAAACACAGGTACTTTATTTAAGCAATCAGACTTTAAGTATTATAAAGAGTCTGAAATCTTCATCTACTTAGGCGAAGAGACTATCCGTAAATCAGACCTTCGTATCTACCAAACGATTGACCCCGCCGGAACAGTAAGCCAAACTGCCGACGACTTTGCTTGCATAACGTTTGCTATACATGCGAATAATATAATTGTCCTGGATACTTTTAATGAACAAGCACTTACAACAACACATGATGATATTATGACAAGCCTCCGTAATAAGTGGAATCCTATTTACCAGGCAGTAGAAAAGAAAATCTTCGGCTTAAATATTATCCAAAATGCAGCAAGTCGAGGAATACCTGTTATGCCTCTAACTGCCGATGGAAACAAAATCTACAGAGCGGAGCCGCTGCAAGTCCAGTTCAAAAACGGATTGGTTTGGTTTAAGAACGGGTTCTCGACTCTCGAAAAACAATTGCTAGAATTCCCGAATGGGAAACACGATGATCTTGTGGACTGTTTAGCCTATGCCTGTATATTAGTTCTTGACAAGCCCGCCGACATAGCTAAAGTCTGGAATGAGATATATGCATAACACATAATAAGGAATTATATGAATAGACAAGTAGCGACTACTCTTAACAAAGAAATCCAAGCAAGATTCGACGGTCTGAAATCTTCACTTACAGGCATGGGAACAAGCCTTGACAAATTAACATACACACAGCCAACATTTAATGAGTATACAGAAAGGGAGCTACTAAATATTTATTTAGGTATTCCACAAATACAAACTGTAATCGACTTGATCCCTGAGGACATATACCAACAAGGCTTTGAAGTTGAATCAGAGAATGAACAGTTTGAACATGCGATTAACGCAGAAATCGAAAGGCTGAAATTAAAAGAGTCACTTGTGCAACTTAAAAAATATGAACGCATTTACGCAAACGGCGGTTTACTATATTTTTTAGTAGATGCTGACATTAGCAAGTATCCGATCCAGGCAGGCGGGGAATTATCTAAGCCAATGCCTCAAGAGATTAAATATCTTAATCAAATAAACGCTGTCCCTTCTGAATATTTCAATGTGTCGGTAAATCAGAATATGCCTACGGATAGAAATTACAATAAAGTCTCAATCCAAATGGATGGGCATAGAATAGATGAATCAAGATTTTTATGGAGCGTAAATAATTTTCAGCCTACTTATGGGTGCGGCTTATCGCGAGTATCCAATCTTGCGATGATAGGCAACGGGCTTTTTATTTCTGCTTGGTCAGCTATTAACATGATTTATGAAGCACAGCTCAAAGTATATAAATCTAGCTCGCTACAAAAAGAAGGAGGGGCAAGTATTATAAAATCTACTTTAAATATGTTACGCAAAGTTTTAAGTAGTCAATCGGCTATTGTCATCGGCGAAACTGAATCATTCGAAAAACAAAACTTAACGATTACGGGATTTAAGGAAATCATGGATTATCTTAATACGACTTTTTGTTCTATCGAAGGGATTCCCGTAGAAATATTCTTAGGTCAATCTAAGGGAGTGATAAGCCTTGCAAACAATCCACAGTCACTTAATTATTATTCAAGCCTCGTTAAAAAACAAGAGCTAGAAGAGGCTCCAAAAATAAAGCGAATAATCGACATTATCCTTAAACAAGATTCATTTAGACAATACCAAGGCGTAGAATACGAAATTGAGTGGGAAGACATATTTACTCTTGATGATAATACTAAAGCTGACATTAGACTGAAAAATGCTCAATCCGATGCAATGGAGATTGACAAGAGCATTGCAAGCCCTCAACAAATTGCAAAACTTAGGTATCCAGAAGATAATTATAATTACCCTCAAGGGGACTTTGAAGCAGAGCAACCTAGCGAATAATGAAAAATAAATATCCCATTCAGCTTGAAAAAGAATTCTTTAAAACTCTTCGTGACGATTACCGCGAAGAGATGCAAGAGGTCTTGAATGAGCTAATAACTAATTTAAAAAAAGATGAGCTACTTAAACAGCGCGACGTTAAGCAAGATTCTTTTATGAACCTCATGGGATACTTAGGCAAGAAAATATTCAATTATGAATTTGCTTATGCAGATAATCAAGATAAGCTTCTTGGAAATTTGGTTGGCAACTTTAAACTTTTAGACAATTGGGTATCATCTAAGTTCAATGAGTCAATAAATGAAAGGTCAAAAACATTGACCAATATTAGACCGAAACAAATGGCAATTATTAACGGACAACCTAAGATGATTTATCAGCCTCTAGAAAAATTCTTAGTCAATGAAAATGGGATTATAAAAACAAA